GAGCAAATCTTCGCCTATCTTAGTTAGTCCATACAAATCCTCGACATAAATGTATCCTTCGGATGGCGTGAGGGTGGAGACGGTCAATGTTGCGCCGGTTGTTGCGCCGGTTTCGAGTTTGCCCCAGCCCACGCTCAGGCCGCTGATACTCCTCTTTCTCATCCTGTCGCTGTTGATGGTCATCACTCGCGCGAGCGGCCTAACAGTCGTAATCTTGGGCAACGTTCTTAGCAAGTCTGCCATCAGCTGTTCGGGCACAAGAATTTCGCCCGTTGCGTTTTCGACTAGGAATGCCTTCGTTTCGATTCGTCCTGTCCTGAGATACTTGAAAAATGCTGCTTTGGCTTCGTTGCTTTCTGTCCTTGCAGATTCTACGGCTGGTCTGCGAAGGGCGACTTCAATTTCGTCGATTCTTTTGTTGATTTTTTCCTCAAACTCCTTAAACTGCGCTTCCGTGATTCTTCCCGCTTCTTTCTCCTCTAACTTTTTTCGGAGCTCATTAATCATTTTGTTCAACTCAACAATCTTTTCCTCCATACTTCTCAACCTCCTAACATACTTTGGATTTCCTGAAGGTTCTTGAGCGTCTCTTCCAAGAGCGCACTATAATCCATTTCTTCGTCTTCCTGCGGCTCCTCAAGCTCCTGAGTGCTTTTACGCGGCTCAGCAAGCTTAAGGAGTGCTTCAAGTGCGTTTTTTATTTGCTCAAGCAGCGCCCTATTTCGCGCGCTCAGGACCTTGCCTTCCTTAACTTCAAGTTTCATATTGTCAATCATGCCTAAGATCATTAGCAAGTCCAATTCATATGACTTTTCCTTACTCCAAGGCGGTTCGCGATCCATCTTTTCATAATACTTTTCCAGGTGGCGTTTCACTTTCTCCTTTTCCGCCTCAGGAATATCGACTCCTCCGCGTGCACCCATGAGCACTGCAGCTGCCGCAAATATCGCGCGCGGGACGGCCTTAAGTTGCCCATCAATTACCGTCGCTATGGGCAGTTTGTATGAGCTAAAATTGTTAGGCGCTTCCTCGTCGTACCACAGAAATGCTTTGCGATATTTATTCCAGTCGATTTTTTCTTCCTCACTCGATCCATCCGAGGACGCCCATTTTGCGACTCGCCAACGCGCTTCATCCGCGTCCCAAGGCGTGCCTTCGTCCGCAAGCGGCAAATCTTGGTACGGCACAACCTTCTTAAAAGCGACTATCTTTGTTTTCTCCTGCGCTGGGAACGTCACAAGGCTGATTTCCCACAATTTCACCTCGAGAATTTCGCGCGTACCATCCTTCATCCATCGCGACTGAATAACCTCATATCCGAAACTCAAGCCTTGCAACGCGCCTTGCTTCAATAATGCGTATGCTTTTCGTCCTTCCTCTGTTTCGAGGTTGATCTCTCCGACCACGTACAAGCCGTAATCGTCCTCGAAAATTTTTGTGACAATTCCGATGGGCTCTTCGTGCTGGTATAGCAAAGGAATATTTTTGCCTGAATTTTGCCAGGATTCGAGCGTCTTCTTGAACGCGCCTTTTCTAGTAATGTCTCCTACGAGGTCCTTTTCATTGAAAACCGCCGCATACCCTTCGAAGTATCCGTATCCATCCTTTTCTTCAATAGCCTTCAAGCTAAACTTGAAAGACCTCTCTAACATTCTTTCACCTCACCTCGTATATTATAGAACATCGACAATTAGGATGCAAGGGTGGGGTTAGGAGCACTTCTGAGCTTTTCTTGCTTGCTGTAGGAAATTCGTCGCTGATACCTATCTTAGTCCCATTTAACGGCGCACAACGCTCGCAAACTAATTCATCTGGAGCCGTGATCCAAATTTTATAGGTTTCGAAACGAAATTCTTCTGAGATATCCTGCATTTCTGAAAGCGTGCCGCGATTGTAAGCGTAGCTTAACTCTGTTCGAGCTATCATTCGCGCTCTGTACTGGTGCATTTCGCGGGCACGTTGTGCGACAATTTTGTTTATTTGTGCCGTGGTTAGGTTCTGTTCCATCAAAGCATCGTACATTTTTAGGAGCGCCTTAGTTTGTTTTTCAGTCAAGCCCACAACAGACCGAATGTAGTGGCTCAGTTCCTCAGGCGATTTAGGCTCCTCCACAATAAATTTATGCAAAACTGCGCGCAACCCAAGTCGCTGATCGTCGCATATTTTCGTGACAAGGTTTGCTCCGTGTTCCAGGATCCACTTATCAACGTAGATAAGAACCTTATCATAGTCTAACTTTCTTTGGAACGCTTCTGCGATAAGCTGAATGCCATCCTTTGTGTATTTCTTGTAGTACTCCTTCAATTCAGTTGCGAGCCATTTTGCGTATTCTCGTTGCGCTTGTTCGATGACCTCTACGGGAATTTGTTGCGTGAAGATCATTTCTTCAATTTGCTTGTACGATATCGCGTTTTGCACGTTTCTTCGCACGCGTTCAAGCGTCTTGATAAAGCGATTCTCATCGTTCGCCAATGCTCTCCAAAGAATCTTAGTCGCGTCTATCTTTCTCATAATTCTTCCTCATACCCGCTCCCGAGCGGAATTAAGGATGCATTCACAAGCAACGAGTCAGCTCCGCTAATTCGCGTGTACCCGAGTCGCTCGCGTGCTTCATTTATCGTGAGCACACCGCGCGATACTGCTTCCATCACCTGTTGCCACACAAGACTTCTATCCTCCTGCAGAGCTTCAATTTCATCGTAATCGATCCTGTAAACAAGGTTAGGCGGCAACAATTTGCTTAGTTGCTCAACAATAGTTTCGGCAAGTGGGATAACGGTATTGAGATAAAATTGTCTGCGTGCTTCCTGGAAATTCGAATATGTCTTATATTCAGGCTCGCCTAACAATTCAGGCGGCACGCCCAACACGATAGCGATTTCGCGAGCCGTGATTTTTATCGCATCTTGCCAGCTCATTTCGTTCGGCGTGAGCCCGATTTCTTTCCAGTCCAGCCCGCCTTGAAGAATGATAGGCTTTCCTGCATTCTTAGCACTAACATAGTTGACCACAAATTGTTCTCTTAGCGCTTGAATTTGTTCGTCCGTAAGCTCATACTGGGATATAAGTGCGCCCATGGGTCGTGCGCCGTTCTGGAGCAGTCGCGTATTCCATTCTCGTGCTGCGTCGTTCATATCGATTGAATATGCGCACGCATCTAGCGGGCTGTCCCCCAACCAATCGTCTTGGGTCTTAGAAAGGTAAATGTGTATAACATCGTTAGGCTCGTAGATTATTTCTCTCCCATCTACACGGTACACGTATCCGTTAATTTCCCCGATTCTTTGCCCGGTCCTGATGGATATTCTATCCGTCCTGAGCACGTACAATTCCACGGGCTTGTTGTTCGCTTTCACAATTTCGATGAACGCGTTTCCCGTCAGCAGGAGCATGCGTGTGATGTCTTGGAAGAAAAGCGACTTAGATTGAAATGGGTTAGGCTTTTCTAGCAGGTCTAGGAACGGAGATTCCTCGATTTCTGTGGTATCGTCGTACAAAAGCACCTCGATACTTGCGACACTTTTTGTTATTAAATCTACCGCTGCCCGCAGGTACGAGTTAGATTTGTATGCTTTCAAATATACCGCGTAGTTTCTGGGCATATGTTCAGCATTAGGCAAGGGCGCAAATACGCTAAAGAGCCGCGACTGCTTGCGGAAAAATTTCTTAGCCCATTCAAACATAATTTACCCTCCTCACAACCCGATTATAGCAGGCTTCGCGAGGTTATACAAGCCACAGACGGCGTACCTTAGCGCGTCCATCGCGTGATCATTGAGCTTGATAGGCTCATCGAGGATATTACCTTGCGCGTCTTGTTTCCACCTATACAATTTTATCTCTTTTATTGTGTTCACACACCGTCTAAGAATGTTAATTTTATGCCGTTTGACTATATCTATGCCTAATTTAACATCCTTAGGCGATGGCATAGCATTAAAACCTGCGCGTCGCAATTCTTGGATACGTTGTGGTTCAGCAGAATCACAAAATACAAAAGCAGACTTGGGGGCTATGAATTGTTTAAGAATATCAATCAAATCTTGATTTGTTAGGTGAGACTGATAAACCTCATCAAGTATCCAAATTTCGTTGTCCTTTATCCCGACCTTGAGCACCGCGGTTGGATTGTTGTATCCGAAGTCAACACCAAACACAATTTCATCTATCTTATTTGGTGGAGTATCAATGTTAACAAAGTTAGGATAAATAACATGCTCAGGTATTGCAAATTCTCCCAATGCGTAGATTTTGTGATATGTCTTATCTTGTTCAGCTAATTGTTCAAGAAGTGCTATGTATTCTCTGTCTAAGAAAGAATTATCCATATAAGTTACTTTGAGTATACTAACATCGTCCTCTTTTGCGGAATCGAAGAAGTAGTCTTTTATCCAAGACGGTATTGGGTTAAAGGTCAAAAAGATTTTATTTCTTCGGTGGTCTCCTGTTGCACGTCTAAGTCGCAATTTCAACTGTTGAAAATCCTCCAATGTAAATTCGGTGGCTTCCTCCATCCAGATATAGTTGAATTCCGCTGATTTAATTTTCTCAGGGTCATCTAGGCCTCTGAAGAAAATTAAGTTTCTTTTAGGCTTGAATTCTATTATTTGATCGGCTTTGTGGTGTTCGTAGGGAATTTGATAGGAATCGAGGAGAGAGAGGACAAGACGATAGGCTGTGAGTTTCAGGGCAGGGTTAGCTTTTCTGGTGATGAGTATATGTTTGTTAGTGGCTTCTAGCATCAGGTAAATAAGGTACTGAGCGACTGTATAGCTCTTCCCTGCACCTGCGCCGCCGTAGATGATATTAATTTTGTGAGGCGAACTAAGCAAGAATCGCCAAACTTTCTTAATCACCTTGATTTGGGTCTCCATCCGCGTTCTCGGCCTCTCCGACTTCCACAATTCTGATCGTCAGCCCGCCACTTGCCTGCATGTTCATACGGTCTTTTCTGCCCCATTCTTCTGGATATTTGCGTTCAAGCCACCACGCTGCGGCTTGCCAGTTCCCTTCCGTGGCGGCTTTCTGAATGAGTGCGATATTTCGCGCAACTGCCTCTGCTTCGGCCTTTTTGATGGCCTGATAGAACTGCCACGCTAAGCCTTTTTTCGCCTTTTCACCCTCTGCGAGCCACCGGTAAAACGTCCTTTCTGGAATCCCGAGATATTGCGCTACATGCTTAAGATAATTTCCTGCGGCGACAAGTTTGCTTGCCTGCTCAATTAGCTCGGGAGTTAGCTTTGTTTTCCTTCCCATATTCTCACCCTGTTCATGCAGTTTCAGAAACTTTCATCATCATAAGGGTAGGTTTTCACCATATATAGCCAATAATCCTTCCCTCGCTCGGGGTGCCACACCACTATAGGCGGCTTTCCGACTACTTTCGTCATGTACTCCCTCCATTTTTCGACCTGTCTTAGCCCAACTTTGTTTTCGATGTCTAACTCCACATACTCATCGATTTCATGTAGCCTTTCTCTAACCCACTTAGCGTACTCAAACACGAACTGGTCGTAATCCGTTTCCTTGCCTTCTTGCTGGAACGTGTGCGCGCCTGAGTCGATTATCAAAAATTCTTTGTGTTGGACAACCTTCCTGTACGCCTTTTCTGCACCGCAAACATACAAATACGAAGCGAGATAGTATTTGCACCCACACGTTGTAAGAATGTTAGCTTTAAAGTTATCTGTGAACACTAAACAAAGTTTCATGCTTTGTACCGAAAGCCGCTACGTTCCAGCAGTTCTTCAAGTTCCTCTTTCCGTTCAACTGGGCAGAACACCTTGAACACAATCTCGCCTTCTTCCTTCTCTTCGACGCCGAAATCGTCGGGCGGTTCGATAGACTCAAAATCTTTCAATAGGTCTTCAATGAAATCTGTTTCAAACCCTGTTAGCTCCCACAAACTTTTTTCGAGACTCGCGAACACTTCCTTCAATTTCGGCAAATCCCATTCACCCTGAATCTTATTCAGTGCTAAGTTCAGAGCCTTTTCTTGTTGCAACGGCAAGTCTACCACGACTACGTCTACTTCCTCAACGCCTAACTCCTTTAGCGCTCTCAGGCGCTGATTCCCGCCTACAACATGCCCTGTGCGCTTGTTCCACACCAGCGGCTCTACATACCCAAACTTTCTTAACGACACCTTGAGCTTCTCCAGCACCTCTTCGGGCATGTGCCGTGGATTGTACGGCGCGTATTTCAAATCGCTAACTTTCTTACACTCAACTAAGATGCCTTCTCCCACAATAACACGCTCCTTGTTAGGCTTTTCTAAGCGTATTATATCACATGAAATTTGTTATACAAGACTAAGTAAGTTTACCGAGGGAATCTTAACAAAATCCCCGACACACTTCTTAACAACCTTAACAAGTGTGTCTGAAACGCTGATTACAAGCGGATTTGCGATTCTTAACAAGGTTCTTAACAGGGTACTTAACAGGGTTCTTAACAGGCAAATTTGTGGGTAGGCAGGCCGGTGAAAAGCATCGTGCTCGCTATATTTATCTCTATTTTGCATATTTTATCTCTTTCCCTTAAGTGAATTACTAACATTCTTACACGAAAAAAGAAAGAAAGAAAAGAAGCAAAAGAAAGAAAGAAATATATATATATATTAATTAATTAATAAATATATATATTAATTAAATTATATATATTTAAATATTTAAATCTTTAATTTCTTTCTTTCTTTCTTTCTTTGCTACTTTCTTTCTTTCTTTCTTTCTTTCTTGGCCTTTGGGTTAAACATTTCTTAACCGAAGAGAGTTGTTATCGGGAGACGACACCCCGAGGATTCTTCGGCAAAACACCTTCTTCTGGAAGCCAGCGCCACATTCGTCGTGGCGCCGAAGGAGAGAAGAAGAGGTAAAGCAGTTGGTATTGGAGTGGCTCCAGAGGAAAGGGTTTACTTGTACCGTAAACCCCTATTATGAGTGTCTCATAATAGGGGTCAAGGAGGTGGAAGAAGAGGAGGTGAAAAAGGGGAGGTGAAAAAAAAGAAACATGAAGAGCCCGGCATCGTGCCGGGCTTTCTTTTTGCGTACTGCCCGACTTGTTTTTACTACCGCCCCACCTTTTTCGACCCCACCCAACCCGATGTTAGCCTACCCTAACCTGCCGCCTGTTTGAAACGCAGCCCGACTTGTGCCCAGCCTTTTTCTTTTCGATTGTGCTCCCTTACATTCCATCCATGTTCTTTCCACCCCTATAAGTTTGACAAACATAACTAACCTAGCCTGGTCTAACTTGCCCGCTACGCCTTTTATTTTGGGCAGCAAGGTGGGTCAAACGGGGTTCCAGGTATATCAATATACCCCCCCTCAAAAAACACCCCAAAACAAACGTTTGCGTAGGGTGTGGCGGAAACGCGGATTTAGACCGAAATAGCAAAACGCAACATTACGCAAAACATCCACGTCATATTCCTTCGTAGGAATTTACCATGCCTTATTCTAAGCTTCATCTTTTCTTTACACTTGTGTATTGATTCGTAACCTTTGTCCCGTATAATGAAAGTGAGAATAAAAAAAGAAAGGAGGTGAGGTATGTCCGAGGACCTTCGACAAACATTTTCGAGTACCGATTTCTGGATGAACTTGTGGAACCACGCTCTTCCGAGGACTCACCCCTTTTGGGGGGTGCGGAAGGAAATGAGGTTTGACCTTGCAACAACGAAAAAGTCGCCTCAAGAGCTCGCGAAGTGGTACGCGAACTTGTTCGCAGGTTCGCGAGTGTTCGACCCCGACACGGG